GGAAATTGAAGAAGAACTTTCTGTAGCTATGAAAAAAGCTGGAGATGCTGCTAAAAAACATCAAGTTAGATTGAGCGTTCATCCAGGGCAGTACACTGTACTTGCATCAAACAAACCAGAAGTTGTTGAAAAATCAATTGAAGACTTAGAGTATCATGCTCTTTATGGGGTATATATGGATTTACCCCCAGAAGATTTTTCCATGAATATTCACTTACAAGGACTTTATGGAGGCAAACATGAAGATGGCATCAAACGATTCGCATCTAACTTCCCCTACCTTTCAGACTATGCCCAAAAATGTCTATCAGTCGAGAATGAAGATAAGCCCAACGGCTATGACATCCGGCACACACTTGAACTTGCACAGAGAGTTCCGATCCGCTGTACACTTGACACTCACCACTATGCCTGCCACCGAATGGTTGAGACGGATAAGGTTAAAGTCGGAGATAAAACCGTCAATCGCAAAGTGCGTGACGTTGTACACATCACAGCAACCTCAGACTACTTCATCGAGGCGGTTAAGTCATGGAGAGGCAAGAGACCTCTTTTTCATAAATCGCAATCGTTTCCGCCAGAAATTCAAGATTACTGGATGAAACCAAACGCCCACTCTGAAACTTACTGGGATGAAGACCTAATGGCTAATCATGTACCAATGCTCGAATACGCAGACTTTGATGTTGAGGCTAAATTTAAGGAGGTGGCCGTTCAAGGATTTTATGACTTTATCAAAGCTGAAGAGCAGTATGCAAATGAATCACTTGTTACTAAAAGAATATGAATACAGCTCTAGTTCCTTATGATGAGAAAAAAGTTTCTTTCTACTTTAATTTAGTAGAGGATGATATTGAACTAGTTGACCGTGAAAGTGTGAAAAGGTACTTACCTGATATTCTGGGTAGAGCTCTTGCACGTAGCTGGATTGATATGGACTATAAAAAAGCACTTAGTTTTGATGTTAAGTCTACTCTTGCAAAAGGAGGTGTTATAGTACCAGATGAGTATGAGTGTCAATACGAATTAAGCTCTGGACAACGAGCTAAAATAGTTGTCTACGAAAAAACTTCTTCAAACTTCAGAATTAGAGTTTGTGGATTATCATTAACTATGGTTGCATCAAGATAGGAGAAATCATGGAGGACGGACCATTCTACACGGCTGTAAAAGCAAAACACAAAAATGTAATTAAACAGGAGTTTGTCACTTACTTTATTAATAAAGAAGGTAATCTTGAAAAATCAGTAGCAGTTAGAAATTTTTTTACTGATGATTATGTAGATCATTCTTCAAAGGAAATTTTTCCTGTAAGTAAATAAAAATTTGACTCTACCCATGTGTAAGGTATAATGAGGATGTAATTACATCCTCATTTTTTTTTGGAGAAGTCATGGCAGTGAAAAAGTTTAAAAAATCCTCTAACGGGCTTTACATGTGGGAAACTATTAGCTCATCTGTTAAACGCCGCCCAAAGCAGGATTGGTGCGCTTTTTATACTCCACAAGGTAGGATGGTCTCCAAACCAGCTGGTAGACGCCCTCGTGACGTGCATCCCGAAGATTGGTGCGCATTAAAAACCCCATTCAAAGGTAAAGTTATAAGGAGTTTTTAGATGGCCCCAAGAATTCCACGTAAGAAAGGACAGAGAGCTAATTCAAAAAAGCACTCTGATTTATACACAGATGAAAATCCTAAAGGTACTATTAAAGGTCTGGGCTTTGCTAAAGTTAAAGATGCTGTTAGTTCTGTGGCTAAAATTAAAGCTTCTAGTAGGAGTCATGCGCATAAGACGCAAGCGGCAATAGCTATGGAGCAGAGAGCCCGTGTTGCAGGCAAGATAAGTGCAGCAAGGGTTTATAGAAGATTTATCGAAGCACAGAAAAAAATTACTGCAAAGAGAAGAAAGAAGAAGTGAGTCGGTATAAGACTTTCAACGGTAGAAAGTACAAAGTCTCAAATTTACCTAGTGGCCCTAAAAAAGACAGGCTAGTAAAACTACTGATGAAAGCAAGACGAGATGTCGGCTCTGCTCTTAAGACTAAAGACTCTGACGCTGAGAGAAAAGCAAGAAACAGAGTACATAAGTATAAAAAATTACTTGGAGAGAGATAGTGGCGATTAGAAAAGTAAAAGGTGGATACGGAGTCTTCATTGATGATAAAAAGAATGGTAAGATTCAACGCACAAAAAAAGGTAATATTCGTATGAAGAATATCAAAACACATAAATCACTTGCCTCTGCAAAGAGGCACATGGCTGCAGTAATGATTGGAAAGGCAGGAGGATAATGGCCCCAAAAAAGAAAGCAGTGCCTACAAACCCTAAGCTCTACGCAAGGGTCAAGGCTGAAGCAAAAAGAAAATTTAAAGTTTACCCATCCGCATATGCAAATGGTTGGTTAGTCCGAACCTACAAGCAAAGAGGCGGCGGGTATAGGATGAAATAATGGCAAAGCCTAGAGGTGGATTGACAGCATGGTTTGGTAAAGGTCCAAAAGGTGATTGGGTTGATATTGGCGCACCTAAAAAGAATGGCAAATTTCAAGCTTGCGGTAGATCAAAACTTGAAAAAGATAAGAAAAGAAAATACCCCAAGTGCGTCCCCCGTGCAACAGCCAATAGAATGACAAAAGCACAGATTAGAAGTGCGGTGCAACGTAAACGAGCTGCTGGCAATCCAGGAGGCAAACCAACGATGGTAAAAACTTTCACTAAGAGAAAGAGGAAAAAGTAATGCATAATGATAAAGTTATTAAGAAAGTCGCTGATGCATTAGCTGCTGGATCTAAAGTACATTTAGCTCAGTCAAAAATGTTAAAAAAGATTTTAGGCTCTCCTGTTCCAAGAGATATGAAAAATGGCTCCAAAAAGAAAAAAACCTAAAATAAATATATCAGAGCTTCTTAGAAAGCATCGTGCTGGTAAAAACATAGGCTCAACTAATCGTGCTCGTCTTGTGGCACGTGGGCTCATAGCCCGAAAATCTGGTGCCCATAAGGGCAAAAAAATCGACTTAGGAAGAAGAGGAAAATCGTAATGGCTATGCACAAAGGTGGAAAAAGAGGTGGTAAGAGAGGCGGTAGACGTAAGTAACGTTGACTGGACTTCTTACTTTGCTTCAATTGTGTCGGTATGCCCTTGGAGTAGGGCATACTGGCATAAGCAAAAAATAGACGTTCAACTCTGGAAGAGTGAGATCGTACCACTTGATGACTTTGTTGCGAGGATGTATATCCATCAAAATGCCAGTGGTAGACAACTCAAAAAAATAATGGAGCGTATGAACGATATAAGACATGAAGAGGAGTGGTTATTTAGTCACCCTATGTATAAAGGACACTCAACTCCTGTCCCAATTCTAATTCAACAAGATTTAGAAATTTTAACTAAAGCTAGAAAAGGAAGAGATAATGGCAATGCACAAGAAAAACGGTAAGCCTATGATGGGCGGTAAGAAAAAACCGATGAATGGTGGAGCTAAAAAGAAAATGAATGGTAACGGTAATGGACTTACTGCTGCCCAGAAAAAACTCCCACCTGCACTTCAAAAAGCTATTTTAAAATCAAAAAAGAAGAAAAAGTAATGTATGCGAAAGCAGCAAAAATGGCTATGTTTTCTTCATTAGTTTACAGAGACTTTGAAGGGATCAACAAAGGCCTATTAAAGCTTGGATTCAAAGATTGGTCATGGTTTGATCGAGAAGGGACCCAGGCTTTTATTCTAGTAGACTCTACGGATATCGTAATCTGTTTTAGAGGAACTGAGCCAGATAAAATGACGGATATTATGTCAGATTTGAAGGCATGGCCTAAACGTAGCCAAGAAAAAGGATTAGTACACTTTGGGTTTGCTGATGCACTTAATAAAGTGTATAGTGAGCTTAAGTTACATGTTCAGTATTTAAGAGATCGTAACTCTAAAGTAGATTACAACTTAGTTTGCACAGGCCACTCTCTTGGAGGAGCACTTGCGACTTTATGTGCTAGCAGATTAGATGCTAACGAAATTTATACTTTTGGATCTCCTCGTGTAGGTTCACGATCCTTTTGTAAAGAGATGAAGGTTGATAATATTCAACATTACAGATTTGTAAATAACAATGATATTGTCACTGCTATTCCGTTTTGGATTATGGGCTACCGTCACTATGGTAATTTAGAATATATTAATCACTACGGTAACATTCGTAAAATGACTTTTTGGCAAAGACTAAAAGATAAGCTGAGAGGTCGTCGTGCTGCTTGGAAGAATAAACAACCTTTCGATGGTGTGCGAGATCACGATATCAACTCTTATGTGAAGAAAATTTACAATGTCAGTGTACAGAGCAAGAAGTAATTGCCCAATTTGTAATCAAGATAACGAGGTCTGGCTTGAAAAAGGCCTCGTTGTACCTCTAGATATAGTAGAATGCCCTAAGTGTTCTCATATGTTCGAGCCTAAAGACTTTATATCGTCTTTTATTGAGATGAGAAACAATATCTCAATTTCTTCCAACTCCCTACAATTTTCAGCCACTATCTGATTGCCCGTTACTCATTTTTTAGGTATATTAAGACATCATTCAAAAAAGGAGTAAGTAATGGGAAAGAAAAGGCAAAGAGCTCACCAGGTTTCTAAAGGCGAACGCGATAGCGTGAATAGAAGCCTGCTTAAAGATATGCGTCGTGCTTATATGCAGTCTGACGCTCGAACTTCTAATCAAGTAAAAGCTTGGCGTGCGCATAAAAATGTCATGCTTACTATTCCTAATCCAGATAAAAAGAATACTAAAGAACGTTTTATTCGTGTTCCGGCCACTGAGGCTTGGGGATACCCACGTGATATGCAGATAAAAATGAGATGACAGAGTTTAGCAAAGGCATCGTTAATGTTGTCACAGATAGATTGGATGAAAGTATAGCACTAGCTATTATATTCTTCATAGGTCATATTATAATAGCTATGACCGTCGTAAGTATGATAACTGGTGCTAGTATCTGGGAAGCAGGTGCCGTTGCCTTGATTGAGCCTGCTGTAAATTCAGTTTGGTTTTACGTTTTACATAAGGTTTGGAAGGTTTTAAATGAAAAATAATTTTGAGAAGCGGTTTGGTGAAGGCACCGCATTTGATTTAGACTATGGCAAGCTACTAATCATTGCCCTCTGTATTTATATTGCAATTCAGGTGTCTTAATGCCGGAGGGTCCAGAATGCACTCGTACTGCGCGACAGGTAAATCGCGCAGTTCAAGGTAAATCTTTAGTAAATATTAATTTTGTCTCTGGTAGATATGTTAAAAATTTACCAACTGGGTTCACAGATTTTTATTTTGCCCTAGACGAAAAGCATTTACCTGTTAAGGGTGTGTACAACAAAGGTAAGTTTATTTGGTGGGAGTTCGGTGATCTTCTGCCAATTTGTTATATGTACACTACTCTTGGTATGACAGGTAACTTTAAACTCCAACCATCAAAGCATACTCGTATTGCCTTTTACTTTGATGATGACTCGGCTGTATATTACAATGATCAACGTAATTTTGGTACTATTAAGTTTGTATTTGATGATAAGGATCATCAGAAGAAATTGGATTCTATTGGTCCTGATATGCTCAATAACCCTTGTTCTTTATCCACATTCGTGGACATTGCTAACCGAAAACCCGGATGGACAGTTGTTAAATGGCTTATGGAACAGTCTCAGATATCTGGTGTCGGAAATATCTACAAATCTGAATCTCTCTTTCTTGCAGGTATCGCACCTCATAGACTCATGGGGTCTTTAGATGGTGAAGAACTTGAAAGACTTTATCATGCGATTTGTAAAGTATTATCAGCATCGTTTGAGTCTGGAGGCGCAACTATTCGTAACTATTCTGATTTATATAATAATCATGGTAAGTATACTAGGTTCCCGTCTAACCCTAGTGAAATGATTGAGGCAAGACAGTCACACGTGATGGTTTACAATCAAAAAGAGGATATTTATGGAAATCCTGTTGAAAGAGTTAAGCTAAACGACGGAAGAACAACATTCTGGTCGCCAAAGGTTCAATTTTAATGTCTTGGAAAAATTACGATCCTGTATTACAGCTACCTCACTTATATGAAGGGGAAGTTTCATCTGACGGTGTAGTGATCCCTACTACTGATGACGTGGCTTATGATCATTTCAAGGACTTTCGGTGGGTATATAATAAGATGACAATTTGTCATACCCAAAAAATTCCTCACGGCCCTATTGGCACTCAGCCAACAGAGTATCCCATATGTGTAAAACCTATCATCAATTTATTTGGTGGGTCACTTGGTTCTGTAGTATGTAAAACAGAAGAGGAGTATCGTAGCCTTATAAATCCAGGTGTATTTTGGTCTAGATACGCGATGGGGGAGCACTACTCTATTGACTTTATACTTTTAGACGGCAACATTATGAAGTCTTTTGCCCTTAGAGGTCATAAACTTCAACATGGATCTTTTGATTATTGGGAGTTAGTTGATTTACCCCTTGACGTAGAGGATATTGTCTGTCATTGGATTTATGATAATTTTTTAGGGTACACTGGTTGCCTTAACATTGAAGTGATTGGGACTCAGATTATTGAGGCACAATTAAGAATGGGTGACATTGATAGGCTTGGAGATCACGAATTGATGCAAGCTATTCATACACTTTATAATGATAATGTTTGGTTATATGAAGAGAATGATTATACACCTAAGACTTTTTATTTATCAGCTTTATTTGCTCAGAAAGATACAAAATTCACCATAAATAAAAGATTATTTGATTATTCCATAGGTAATCAATTAGTTTACTATCAATTTGACGACCCTGAATTCTACTTTACAAACCCAGAGCATGGTAACAGAGTCGCTTTATTCTGTGATAGCGACTTTGATAATGTGATAGCTGCGAGAAATATAGCCATTGAGATGATCAGTCCAGATATAGATGGTAAGTATTTATCTCCTCTTGACGGTTATTTAGAACTCAGTATTTAATTGCATAATCCTCATATATTTTGTATATTTAGATTATGAAAAAACAAAAGAGAACAAAAGCACAGATCAGACAAGATCATGAAAGGTGGCTCCTCAAAAGAGGTGTCCACCCATCTCAGCTGGCAAAAGCTGACAAAAAAGGTGCTGACTTTCCTAATTACAAATCTGACATAGTAACTGCTCCAACGTCGGATAAGGTAGGTAATGGATTTGTAAAAGGTAGTAAGCGTTACTCAGGTAGTGGTGTTCACGTTGGTCAAGCATATAACAAGGGCAATCTCGTAGTGCTGTCATCAAAAGAAGCATCAGATTCTTCAACAGGTAAGAGGCGATAATGAACTCACTTGAAAAAGCAAAATGGAATAAGTATGCTAACGATTATATCCGTAAGGTAGAGGCGTTTTGCCAGCGTGAGATATATAAGAAGTTTAAACTTAGTAGTGTAAAACTTGATTGGAGTATAAATCGTCGTTCATCTCGCGGAGGGATGTACGCTGATGGTCCTGGAATCAACATTGCTATGATGGGTTGTTGCAGGGATCACAAAGGCCAGATTTATAGGGTGTATGAATATTCATCTTTTAACGATGACCCTGATATTGGGGGCTTTTACACTCGTAGAAGTTATGATAAACTAGACATGGTTATTTTACATGAGATTGCTCATGCCCTTCAATACTATTCATACAAGATCAATCGACATAGGTGTAAACCACATGGGCCCGTATGGAAGAATTTTTACTCACGCCTTCGTAACGCATTTCTCAATTATACTCTTGAGAATCAGCATGATATGGCTGATGAGTACCAGCGTATCAAGGATGAAATCGTTGGTATTAAGAGAGACCCTCTAATTGCAAGAGCCGCATCAAAGTAGCACATTCTGTTCAAGACCTTGGAATGAACTCCACATCGAGGAGGACGGAAGCGTCACTCCTTGCTGCGTCATGCCTTCAAATCGTTTTCCAATGGGAAGTAACTTGAAGGACTATTTGACTGGACAACCTTTAAAAGACCTTAAAAAAGCATTGTCATCAGGTGAAAAACATAAAAATTGCGAGTGGTGTTGGGAAAATGAAAAAAATAAAATGTCCTCTCATAGAAGAAACGTGGAAAAAACAAAAGAAGGTTTTACACACGTTCATTTAAGACTTACTAATGTTTGTAATTTTAAGTGTAGAATGTGCAATCCTAATTTCTCTTCTTCTTGGGAGGTTGAAAATAGAAAACACAATTATTTTAACCACTACTATGCAACTGAAAAAGATATTTTTAATGATAATGAATATCTTTTTGACTTACTTAAACACCAAATAAGGTCTGGCTCTCTCAGGTATATTAACATATCTGGTGGAGAGCCTTTAATTACTGACGCGCACTGGAAGCTCTTAAACTTCCTAATTGATAACGATCTTACTAATATTTCACTATCTTACTCAACCAACTTATCAAATATTCACTATAAAAACGTAAATCTTTTGGACTTGTGGAAAAATTTTGAAAATGTTACACTTGAGGCAAGTTGTGATGGATGGGGACAAGGTGTTGAGTATTCTAGAACAGGATTTAGACGCAAGGTATTTTTAAAGAATTTAGCTGAAGTTCTACCTCATGTAAGAGTTGATATTAATTGTGTCGTGAACGTTTATAGTGTTTGGACTTTACCTGACATAGAGAGATTTAAGGAAAAATTAGGTATTCAAGTGCATTATTCTCCTTGTTATTTACCAGAGTTTTTGAACCCTCAAAGACTTTTGTCAGAGGATAAAAAAACTTTAAAACAACTATATGCGGGTATTCCATCACTTGAAAAATTATATAGTGACTTTATAGACACAGACCTGCCTGTTTTAGGTAAAGAGTTTATTGAATACAATAAGCTATTAGATGTCTATAGAGGAACAAATTTATTTGACGTATTTCCAGTTTTTAAGAAATACGCAAATGTTTAGGAGACTTTATGGCAAATTTATACTCAGATTCAAACTTTTATATTAGTGATGTAACTTATCATGGAGGAGATACTCCCTCATATAATGTAATTTTTACATATACCTCTAATTCTGTATCTAGCGAATTTACAGTAGGAGCTGATTTATTGGTAACTAACGCTTACTGTGTAGGAGCTGCCTGGTCTCTAGGCCAAGATAGTTCTCCTAGAGATCAATACGCTTTAAATAACGCTTTTACTACATCAGCAACGAGTGTAAAATCTACCTCTAACACAGGCTCGGGTATGACAGCCTCGATTCAAGTTCATGCTAATGGTTATGCTGATTACACTGTATCTAACAAAGGTACTGGTTACTATGTACGCGACGAGGTTGTGTTTGATAAAGATGCTTTTCATAGATCAGAACTAATACTTGGAAAAGATGAAGATGTAACCTTAGTAATTCAAACAGATGATAGAGTTGCCTACAATTATTTTCCTGTCGGACTGTCTAACGCTAGTGTAGTTTCTAACGTTGTGCCATTGATGAACACGCATTTTGGGTTTTAAGAATGAGATTAGTAGTTAATGGTTGCTCTCATGCCGCAGGAGCGGAATTAGAGTACCCATGTCAGGGTCAGTGTTACGACAAGGCATGGGGTAAATACTTAGCGCAGAGACTTGACTTTGACTATGATAATTTATCAATGTCTGGAGCGTCTAATCATAGAATAGTACGCACCACTTACGAATACTTATTTGAACAAATTAAAAAAGAAAAAAATATCAGAGATTTATTCTTTGTCGTAATGTGGCCAGGATTCTATAGAACTGAAGTACATTTTGATAAAAAAGAATCTTATAACTTTGACAATAACTGGTTGCCTCTAATCGTCGGCAACGATTCAAGTTATTTTGAAACTTTTCCTAAATACTTATATGAATATTATAGAGGTTGGACTGTGTTTACAGACAATACAATGTCAATTACTGACTTTTATAATGATGTACTAAATCTTCAAAACCTTTTTCTTCGATACAAAATTAAATACTTATTCTTATCAGCCACTCCTGGCCCTGCTGATATGGCACAGAGTCAAGAGTTTCATAAGTATTCACTTCATGTAGATAAAAAGAAGTTTGATGGATTTAGGGACGGTAATTTAAGTTTTACCTCAAAAGCACATATTGCTGGTAAACAAATCTCTAGGTTTAGTGTAGACTCAGGGTTCAATTCACACTACGACGAAGATACTCACAAGTGGTACGCTGATTATTTATTTGATTTAATACAAGATAAGAAATTACTTTAGTCTTGCCTAATTCTCTTAACTTTTGATATTATCTAAAAAATGAGGAGAAATATGGCAAACTATTTAGTCCGCAAAGGTAAGTTTACTCATGAGGTTGCAAAGTTTGAGGAATCAAACGTTCCATCTAGCGTTTACAGGATCACTTCTAGCAGATGTGATTGCCCTGCTCGTACTCGTAGCTGTAAGCACATTTCAATTTTAAAAGCCTGGGAATCTGCTGGTAAAGTAGAAGGCAGCATCATCTCTGATGAGGCTAAGGTCGTTGGTAACATTTTTGAAGGAGTGATCAGATGAATGTAGTAGTGTTGTCTGGTGGGTTTGATCCTGTGCATGATGGCCATATTGAAATGTTCAAAGACGCTGCTAAAAATTATGACTATGTTATCGTTGGTCTAAACTCTGACGACTGGTTAACGCGTAAAAA